TGTTTTTGCCTTCTTTCTTATCAAAGGACTAATATGGCTATTATTGTTGTTTTTAGGTTACTATTTTTTAATTTAGTTCTTGACATCCATTCAAAAATAGCGTATAGTGTATAAATACTAATGATTCGTTGAAGCGGATTAATACTGGACAGGACTCGGGTGCGACTCCCGACAGCTCCACCAAAAGTACATTGCGCCTTACTGCAATAAGGTGTCTTTGCAGAGACGCAGACCTCGCAAGGGTCCAAGACAATGTATTTTTGATGGGGCTGAAGTAGGAATCGACTGACAGGGCAGAGAAGTGGAGAATCCGGGCGCAAGCTCCGTTAACGCAAGAAACCAAACTAAATGCAAACGATAACTTTGTATCTTCAGACTACGCACTAGCGGCGTAAATTTGACGGGCTGACCGGCTTGCCTTGGAACAGAAAATGCCGGACCAAGTTTCAATTATAAGAAAGGAAATCTAATGAAACTAGTAATCGCAACTGTTGCGGCATTGACAGCAACTACTGCACACGCAGACTCTATGTGGACATTCGGCGGAGATTTAGACGCCAACTATGCTGTAGACGCAGAACGCATGACAGTTGATATCGAACCAGCGTTGACATTCACACCAGCTGACGGCTTGAACTTTGTAACAAGCACAGAGTTGGCGCTATGGGATAACGAATTAGTAGCAGATACTACTATCGAAACTATGCCTACAATTGCGTTCGAAGTGAACTACACTATGGGTGCAATGGATTCTGTAGAGTACTATGCAAAGACAAAGTACAACCTAGAAGCAACAGCACGTGAAGAGATTCACATCGGTGCAACATTTAGCTTCTAATAATCCCACAAGGATTACGAAATAAAGAGAGGCGATTATTTTCGCCTCTTTTAACAAAATGTATTGACAGAGACATCAACATCTGTTATTATGATCACTCATTTAATCAATATGAGGTATAGTATGACATCAATTATAATCCCATCAAGTGAAGCTGATCGCAAGCGGATCAAAGACTGTATGGAAGAAATTAGTAACTCCTATCTTCGACAAGAAGCTGAACGTGAGTTCGTAAAAGAAGCTATCATCTCACTCGAAGATGAAGTTGGTATTCCCAAAAAATATTTAGGCAAGATGGCTCGTATCTATCACAAACAGAACATGAGTGAAATCGTATCTGAGATAGAAGAGATCGAAGCCCTTTTAGAATCTGTCAAATAATGCTTGACAGACCGTCTATTGCATGTTATAATAGACGCATACAAAGAGCAAAGGATCACTAACGATGAATCACATTAAGACATATTTTAAAGAAGGCACCGATGGTGCTAGAGCAGAGGTTCACCTCGAAGAAGGTATATACTGTATCCGATATTACATGGGTATTGGAGACACTTAGTTCTTTCGTAGGGAAACGTTTGAAGGCAAGTCCAGGCAATATGCTGAAGATGCGGCTGAGAACTGGGCTTTAGGTATTAAGGTACTCAATGGCTAAAATTTCTTATGTTGAAGATGATTTGTATAATGTCGTAATTGATAGTGATACTGGAAACGTTTCTCTTGGTGGAGAATCTTATATTAATGATAGTAAGCGTGAAGCTTACATATTTCAAGTAGCCTATTTGATGGGCAGGGAGCATAAAAAATCGCAGATAACAAAAACATTGGGCTTATAAAAGAACTAAACTCTGAAACAATCATGAAAGAGATTGCAGAGAATATTTCTAAAGGAGTGCCGTACATCGATGCAGTGATATATTACGCAGAGAAGTATGGACTAGAAGTAGAAGTGGTCGGTGAAATTATTAGGCGATCACCTGTTCTGAAGGCAAAGATATATAAAGAAGCCGAAGAACTAAATATGGTAGAGAAGCTGACTAGGTTGCCGGTATGACAAAAAGCTTGTATAGCACACAAGACGCATTTGACGTTTATATATGCTATCTTGCTTTAAAGCGGCACTTTAGTTCGAACTATGATTACTTCAAATACAACGGTAAGGTTAACGCCAGAATCGATGCATTTGAAAATCGTAAGGATAAGTTTTTCTTCTTTAAGTTAGCAAAGCGAAAGGACTATAAAGACTTTTTACTAGCTAACATGGTCAACAATCCAGACGTTTGGGTTGGTGATCTAGTTGACAGTCAGACCGCAAATGAAACTTTCACGGAATGGTCGAAACGTCAACAGTCTTTGGGATATGTGTTTAGTAATGAACTAGACGAATTGAACGAAGACTTTAATGCTAACTTCGTTGTTGAAGATGGACAGTATCCTCGTGTATTGTCACTCTTTAACATGAAGCGCATCAGCATCGAAACTCTAGTCATATTAAGTGACTTGACAGGATGCTTCAAGTACTGGGATAAATCTATCAATGATACGATAGTTTACCCGAGTATAAATAAGATTGTTAACAAATATGGACCGTTTTTAAATTATGATAAAGCGAAAATGCGTAAAATATGTGTTGACAAATACAACGCAGTCTAGTATAATAGACAAACAAAACGATAAAATCGTAATATAAACCGCTATACACAGGAGTAAGCAAACATGACAACATCATTCTCAGCCCTTAAGAAGGCACGTACATCATCATTCGACAAGTTGAATTCTCAACTCCAGAAGATGAACTCAACAGGTAACAAAGGCGATGATCGCTTCTGGAAACCTGAAGTAGATAAAGCAGGTAATGGCTATGCCGTTATTCGTTTTTTACCCGCACCGCAAGGTGAAGATATGCCATTCGTAAGAATGTGGGATCACGGATTCCAAGGACCAGGTGGCTGGTATATCGAAAACTCTCTCACCACTCTTAGCCAAGATGATCCAGTATCTGAGTATAACTCAAAGCTGTGGAATTCTGGTCACGATGAAGACAAAGAGATTGCACGTAAGCAGAAGCGTAGGCTGAACTACATTGCAAACATCTATGTTGTGAAAGATGCCGCTAACCCTTCACGTGAAGGTCAAGTATATCTTTATAAGTTTGGTAAGAAAATCTTCGACAAACTGAACGATGCTATGAATCCTCAGTTTCAAGATGAAGATCCAATCAACCCATTTGACTTTTGGGAAGGTGCTGACTTCAAACTAAAAATTCGTCAAGTAGAAGGTTATCGTAACTACGATAAGTCTGAGTTTGATAGCGTAAGCGTTCTGTCTGGTGCAGACGGTGCTGAGTTATCAGATGAGGTGCTTGAAGATACTTGGAGCAAGCAACATTCCCTTTCAGATATTGTTGATCCTAAAAACTTCAAGTCTTATGATGAACTGAAAGCAAAACTGTATAAGGTTCTAGGTCTTGATGGCAGTACACACGCACCCAAGGTCACTGCTGAGGACGACAATACGGGTATGGGGTTCACTCCGAGTTTCAAAGAGCGTTCAGCTCCAGAACCTGTAGCGGCTCCATCCCCAACTCTTGCGAGTGATACTGGTGACGATGAGTCACTTGATTTCTTCAAGAGCCTAGCAGAGGATAATAGCTAATTTATTAGTTAAAGTCTGAAGCGACTAAGGCGGCTTGCAGAGATGTGAGTCGCCTTTTTTATTTGGGTATTGAGTTCTTAATTAGAAGCCACCAGCCCAAGACATCTGAGCCGATACCTTTGAATTGGCGAATACTTGAGTATGTCTTGTACTACCGCCTTTATTGATAACAACAGGAGCACTGTTGACTGCTATGTTAGCACTAGAAGCACGATCTGAGTTAACCCTATCTGACGTAGCTTGTTGATCTGTTACTTGACTTCTACCAAGTGCGTTACGCAAACCATCAACTCCATTTGTCAATCTAGACAAAGTAGGTTCGTCTAAACTATCTAAACCAGGACCAAAGTCTATGAGTCCTCTTTTATTACCGAATAATCTAAACGCTGGACCAGTACCAGTGTCGTATGTACCGCCTTTCATGAGACTGTCCATCATTGCTAGGACAGCTCCGATGTCTGCGATAAGTTTTCCTAGCGATGCTGATCCAGCAGAAGCATCAACGTTCTTTAATCCTTCAAAACTACTGACAAAATTATCAATTGCAATGCCAAATCTATCCATCTTAGTTATAATGGCATCGTCTAAACTCTTAAGTGGTTCTAGAGCATCAAGCATTCCTTGAAATGGACTTTTTGTATCAGATTCAGTTCCCCATAACCAGTTCCAAGAATTTTTGAATGCCGCTTTGACTCCTCCAAAGAAATCAACTACTCCTCCAATTGCCTTAGCGGCAAAGAATGCTGTCATGCCTGCGGCTAGAGATACTAAGCCTGCTCCAACATTTTCAGCGTTGGTCATATCTAAGCCAGTAAGTGCCCCAATTCCGTCACCAAAATTTGTTAACAGAGTTTTTGTATTTTCTCCTTTTCCTCCTAACAGACTACCGAGAGCGGCCATTCCTTCAAACGCTAAAAAGAATCCCGCTATAGATGCACCTAAAGCTGGTATGCCTGCAAACACTGCGGCGCCTGCTCCACCTGTTGCGGCTGTTACTGCTCCTAAAACTCCACCTACACCGATTAGTGTGCCTAGAGTTTTAATTGATGAGTCGCTGAGAGAGTCAATCGCTATTCCAAAATTGCTAACTAGTGTAGCAATTGATGAACCATCTGCTCCTAATGCGGCAACACCTGCATCTCCTACAGCAAATGCACCCATGAATGCTACAATCGATGCGGCTAAAGCTCCAGCTCCTAAAACGAACTTAGCTTTCATTTTATTAGTTGTTATTGCGCCTAATGCACCACCTGCGGCTAAAAGTGTGCCTAGTGTAGCAACAGATTTAGTGTCTAGTGATCCAACAGCCGCAGAGAATCCAGTCATCAACTTCTGAACATTACCGAAATCAGCATTTGCGCCTAACGCTAAAGCACCTGCTCCAACAAGATCAGTAGCGGCAAACCCTGCCATTAATGCTACCATTCCTGCACTAATCGCAAATAGACCTTTAGCTAGTGATTTTGCTTTAAGTGGAGAATATCCAACAATCGCACCACCTGCCATCAGGGCTCCTAGTGCGGCTACAGCAGGAAGAGTCAATGCTCCTATAGCTGAAGAGAAACCAGTGAGCATAGTCTTTACGTTATTAAAGTCTAAACTTACTCCAAGGGCACTTGCACCTGCAAATAGAAGATCACCTGCTAATAGCCCACCTAAGAATCCGCTAATAGCAAGACCCATAAATGCGAGTCCTTTAGCCGCTGATTTACCTCCGCCAAACGCAGACGCTAATGTTGCACCTCCTAAGAGTGTACCTAATACTACTAGTCCTTTCGTATCTAGACCATTAAATATAGTCCCGACACCTGTAACTGCTTTACCTATGGCTCCAAAGTCTAATGATCCACCTAATGCTGTGACTCCTGCAAATAGAAGATCACCTGCTAATAGGCCACCAAGAAAAGCACTGATAGCAAAGCCCATTGTGCCTAACCCGATAGCACCTTTAGTGCCTCCGATTGCTCCTATTGCAGTGATAGCACCCAATGCAACAAACGCTTTAGGATCCATAACTTTAATAACTTCACTAAATCCTAATGCCGCAGTCTTCAGACCCTCAAAATCCATTCCCTTGGTTTCTTGCATCCAACTTAATGTTTCAGATCCAGCCAGTAAACCACCAAAGAATGTAGGTATTGCTACTCCAAGTAATGCAAGACCTCCAACACCCTTCATTGCTCCCATAGC